ATCATAAATAAGCGACTCTATATATCATTCTTGTGGTATAGGGTGGAATCGAACCACCGACAAGTCAGACGTACATTACTGCCCTTGCCCCAGGTTTGCTAGCTATTTTACTATACCATATATTAAAATTCAATGGTGGGATTCGAACCCTAAAGAGTCAACATTAAACTCACCCTCCTGTACGTCCTTGCCAAACAAGATAACTTTCCTCATTGAATTTTTTAAATTTTAGGGGGAACAATGTTAATTTCCCTAGTACAGGTGCTCCTAAAATTTATTGTACACCCACCAGGATTCAAACCTGGGACCTATTCATTAGAAGTGAATTGCTCTATTCAGCTGAGCTATGGGTGCATTTTAATCTTTCAAAGAACTTTCATTGTTTATTGTAACGACAAATGTAAAACTTTATTACAATAAAACAAAAAAAAATTAATTTTTTATTTTTGTACTCTAGAAGGGAATTGAACCCTCACCTTCATATTATAAGTATGATGCTCTGACCACTGAGCTACTAGAGTATTGTTTCTTTCACAAAAATAGTCAATAATTGTGACAAAAAAAAAGGTCTAGACAATTCTGCCCAGACCCTTTAGTGTTTTAATTATTAAAATTTACACAATATCTAGGCTTGAACAAGAATTTCTTCTTATCCTTTTAGCTATTGATATTGAGTTAATTTTTTTCATATTTTATTAATCTTTTACGATAACTGACCAAACAGTACCAACCAAAGCAACTACACCACCAACTACTTCAGTAACTAGTGTTTCATCCACTAAACCTTTCATCACTAAAAAACCACCAACGAAAGTAAGTGTGTGACGAATAATTCCTAAAACTTTTTCTTTATTCATAATATTTCTTTTAAATTACTTATTATAAATATAGAGAAAAAAACAAAAAAGTAAAGTTTAATCATATAAAGTCTTTAATAAATCGCTAAAAATACTTTCATCTTTAACTTCAACTTTTTGCTCAAATTCAGTTCCATCAAGCACTTTAGATAAAATTGAAGATTTGTGATTTAACATTCTATCTATATCTTCATCTATTGTATCTTGACAAATAAGTCTTATAATTTGCACCTTATCCGCCTTTGATGAAGCTCTATGTATTCTATCTTCTGCTTGTTCTCTATCTGCACTTGTCCATGGTTGGTCAATAAATATAGATATACTTGCAGAAGTTAAAGTAATTCCTACACCAGCCGCTCCTATAGTTCCAGAGAATACTTTAGTTTTTTCATCATTCATAAACTTTTCAACAGCTTCGTCTTTTTTGTTTGAATTAATATCTCCATTAAAAACTACAGCAGCATCACCAAATCTTTCTGCAACTTTATAAGATATATCTTTATATTGTGTGAATACAACAACTTTTTCATCTCCATCTATAATATCTTGTATAAAATCAAAAGCTCTTTTCATTTTTATTTCAGACGTAAAATGTTTTAACTTTTGAATTCTGGTTAAATGATTCATTCTATTATCTTCACCTGGTTTATCGGATTGATGTTCTTCTTTTATTCCTTTCTTTATTTTATTATATTCCCTTAATTCTATTTCATTTAATTCTATTGGAATTGCTGTATATGTTTTTTCTGGGAGATGTTTTAAAATATCCTTTTTAAGTCTTCTTAAGAAATAAGGAGAAATTTTTTCAAACAACTCTTCCAGATTAGAAGCACCATTATAATCCCATCCAAAATTATTTTTTTCAGCCGCACAATACTTTACACCAAAAGCGTGTGAATTTGACCATTCCTCTGGATATAAGAAGTTTAATAAAGAGAAAAACTCGTATGGTCTACTTTTTATCGCTGTACCAGTAAGTAAAATTCTATGTGGTATATCTTTAAAATTTTTCTTTACCAACTTAGTCCTATCTGCAGAATCATTTTTTATATAATGAGCTTCATCCATTATTAAAATTTCATAATCTTTTGGATTTATTGTTATTCCTTCAGAGTCATTTGTAAAGGTTATATTTTTTGTTGCCCTTGAAGTTACCATATTTCTAACTCCACATTTAGGACAAGTCTTATCTTTGTATCTTTTTTTATCATTCCTTTCTTTCCAGCCACAAAAGACATTCTTACATGTGTGTGACATTTCAATCGTTATATATGAGCCTAAAGAATCATATCCTATTATATCAAACAAACTTTCTTCTTTAATATAATTTATTTTACCAGACTTTTTTGTTGGTTTCCATTTATAGACAAAAGCTTTTTCATGTGTAAATTTTAAAATTTCACTTCTCCAATTAAGCCTTAAGTTTGCTGGACAGATTATTAACGTTTTCTTTTTTTTCCAAGCCGCATATGTCATTGCAGAATTTGTTTTTCCTACTCCTGGCTGGTCTCCAAGTAAGGCTCTACCATTACAAGTGTCAAAAAAAACTGCAGCCTGTTTTTGATATTCATATGGTTCTATTTTCATGAAGGAAAAATCAATACCAGAAACATCTATATTTTCAGACTTCATAGATAAAGATTTCATTAAAGATTCTTGTCTTTTTATGAACTTCATCCTTAATTCCTCAACTTCTTCATTTGTTAAGTTTGTGAACTTAAAAGGTATACCATTATCCTTAATAAAGCCTATTACTTTACCTATATAGCCTTCGGAAACTACTCTATACCAACTTTCATAACCACTTCCATCAGGTCTTTGCATAAAGTCCATCTTTATTTGTCTTTGGTCTTCTGGGAAGGATTTTATAAAATCGCTTAGACTTTTCCTGTAATTATACTCTAATTTGTAATTTGACTTTAACTTCGTTATTATAACCTTATTATCATCCATAATCTTGCAATATAAATCAAAAAATAAAAAAAACCTAATATTTATTATTATAAATAATGTTTAAAATAAAACTAATGAAAATAACTAAATCACAACTCAAAGAACTTATAAAGGAGGAAATTAAAAAAATTCAACTAAATGAATATTTTTATTATCCTTTATATATGGCTCAAGAACCAATAGAAGAATTGATTAAAAAAATAAAAGAAGAAACTCCTAAGAATCAAGGTGAAGACGGTTATTTATCTGATGAGTTTATAAAGGAAGAAATTATGAAAATGGTTGAAATAGAATTGGAGAAATATAAATAATAACAAAATGAAATTAACTAAGCAACAATTGAAAGATATAATAAAAGAATCTGTAGAAAGACATTCTAAATCTTTTATTTTAAAACAAAGACTTGATAAAATAAATCAAGAATTAAAACAACTTAATGAAAATGAAGATTTTGAAGTTTCTCCAAAAGAAGAAGTTGAAGAAAAAGAAAGTATTTTTGATAGCAAACCAGGAGAAACTGTAATTTTAAATTTTGATGGAGTTACCATAAAAATTGAAAGACAGTTAGATGACTTATTTAAAGTTGTAGATGCTGCTGAAAGCCAAAAGATAGAAGAGGGTGATTATGTAAAAATTCAAGGTGATGACAGTTTAGATAAAGGTAAAACTTTTAAATTCTCAATTTATAGAAAAACAAATTTACCTTATGAAACAAACGAATTACAAAGTTGGAAGATTATAAAAAATTAATTATATACACAAATAAAAAAAGCCTCTTTACAGAGGCTTTTTTGTTTTTATAGACCAGCTAATTTTTTCATTCTATCTCCACTTGAATCAATCAATCTTTTTCTTCCAGAAAAACTTCTTGATTCAGCTATTGTTTCTTGTCCAGCAGTAACATCTAATTCAGCGTCAGTTGATGTAATTTCTTCTGAATTATTATTTTCTTCTGAACTTCTAACATATTTAGATAAATTATCTGACCAAATATTGTACAAATCGAAAATTGTAGATATTATATCTTTATTTGAATCATTTATTTTAAACGTTGCCTTAGTAACTTTTGGCCCATTTTTTAATGAAAATTCCCACTTAATATAGTAATCTTGTTCTAAAATTACAGAACCAGACCAAAGTGCATCTTCTCCACTTTGACCTTTATAAATTTTAAAATTATCTCGACCTTCTTCATCTTTATCAAAAACAACAGAATAGTTATTTCCTATTTTGTCGTCGAATTGTTTTTTTAATTCATTTATTTCCGCTTGAGTAATTTGTGCTGTCATCAATTATTTTTTTAAATTATTCTTCATCTAAAGGTCTTTTTCCTCCATAAAATAAAATGTCATCCAATTCCTCTTCTGTTAAATTAGCAATTTTATTTATATTAGTTTGACTATCTTGAGACAATTCGTTATTTTTATCTGATTGGGGCTCTTTTGAAACCATGTCAGAAAAAATTTTAGAAACTTCACTGTCTATCAATTGTTCCAATTCTTTTCTAGTCATCTTAAAGCTTTTAATATATTATAAATATGTAACAAAAAAGAATTGTTAAATTTATTTTATATCAGTAGATTCTAGTAATGTGTAACTAAAAGAATTGCCATGTATTTTAGCTGCTTTTTTACAAATTGACATAAAAACATCAAAATCTTTAACTCTCTTAAATACTTGACAACCTTCGCTCCAATTTTCTACCCATGTAGAATCTTGTCCTGCTTTATGTATGTTTATTCCAAACATTCCAGTATCAACAAGCATATTTTCAAATATTAAGTCTTTATCTGAGTCTCTCCAAACGTTTACATTTCCCTTTCTTTGACAAAGGGCATCATATTTACCTTGATGCTTATCTACACTCCATACACCTCTATACTGATTTGGTACTAATCTAGCGACTCCTTTTTTGTTGTGAAATTCCATTACACCCTTTTTTCCAGGGTCTGTTGTTGCATTCCAACAAAAGAATTTCCATTCACCATTTTCTTTATATGATATAGTAATCCAATCATCAAAAACATTAGTTACTTTATCACCAGTTGCCTTATTTCTTACACCAACTATATTTACATCATAACCCTTGTTTTTGTTATCTTCAAACCAAACATATCCTTTTGATTTTGCTGCAGCTTCTATTTGTTCTCTTGTGTACATATTAATTTATTTTAATTATATCTTGAATTTTACTTTCGGCACTAATTTTAATTCCATTCTGATTGAAATATGATATTATCATTGATAAATAACCATTACCAGAACGAGCTCCAGTAGAATAAATTTTTACAAATTGGTCAAGTTGTCCAGTAAATACAAATTCATATCCAGGAACATAAGGGCTCATTCCATAGCTTTTTGCATTCTTTGCTATTTCTGGACTATAGTAAGGTTTTATTATTTTCTTTTTACCTAATGGGTAGGAACTATTTTTTCCTTCCGCTATTTTAGAAATGTAATTTTTTTGCAAAAGAATCCCATCAATCAATGTTGTATTTTTCTTATTTGCTCCAGAATCTGTATTTCCTATATTTCCTGGATTATTTGTTCTATAAGACCTCGAACCGTTAAAAAACCCTTCTTTGTGAGCCATTATAGTAACTAAAAGCTTAAATCCTTTAGGTTCGTTCCCCATAGCCTTTTCTAATGCTGGCAAATATTCATTTAACATTTCTTTTGAAAGGTTAACTTTTAAATTTTCTTTTATAGGTTTGTCTGGGAAGTTTGAGCCTTTTATTGTTACATTCTTATATTTTGTTTCTTCACTTGTGTCAGCATCTGGCAAATCTACACTTTCATTTATTGTTATGCCAAGTGCTGCTAGAGTTTTAGCTCCAACTTCACCATCTATGGTAAGCCCTTTTGCTTCTTGAAATTTTTCTACAGCCTCTTCTGTAACTGGACCGTAAATCTCAGTAAATTTACCGTATGTCCAAAATCCAGCTGCATCAAGCGCTTTTTGAATCTTTGTTACATGTGGTCCTTTAGCTCCTTTTTGTATTAACATTATCTTAAGTTTTCATTTATTTTCTTTATTCCAGCCATTCCCATCATTTTACTTTTGTAGCCTTCATAAATTTTGCCTTTAGAAATCATTGATGAATTAGTTTTTTCTAAAAATAAATTTATTTCTTCACAAAAGTTATTTAAATGTTTTTTGTTAAAATCTTCAACAAAATCATAATCTTTAGAACATTCAAGTAATTTTTTGGAAAAATCTTTAGCATCTTTATTAAAGACTATTTTGTTTATGATTTTTTTATTTTTTTCTACATTAAAATGAATTTTATTTTCTTCAATAACTCCATTTAAAAAATACTTATCATTAGTAAAGTCGTCTTTATAGTTTATTTCTGCATTTACAAAAGCATTATCTTTTTTTGTAAATCCAGTATCTATTTTATAATTGCTTTCTATCATTCTGCTATTGGCTTTAGTGTATATATTCTTCCTCCTATTTTTACTTTATTTTTTCCAACAATCTCAGCCTTTTTAACGTTATTAGATTCAACTATTATGCCTCCTTCTTTTTTAGAAAATTCTAATAAAACTTTCTTTATCATTTCTTTAGAGATATCTCTTGCTATTTCACTAATTCTTTCATTAAGTTCTGCTTCGGTAAGAGTTAGGCCTATACCTTCTTTGCTGTAATTAAAATTTTCATTCTGTAATTCATTTTGTCTTTCGTGTAATCTTTGTTGAAGCCTTGCTCTAGTGTCAACGTTTGAAGGGCCAAAATCAGACACTTCAGAATGACTTTGTGTATAATTACTTGTTGAACTTTGATTATCGCCAAACAACATATCTTCATACATTTTTGCTTGTGAATTTTTTGGTGCAAAAGATTCTAACTTAGGCGCTGACTTTGTCGCATTACTTGAATTGTTAGAAGGTTTTGGCACTGGCATATTTGATGGTGTATGAGAAACGTTTTCTGATTTTTCAATGAAAGATTGAAAATTGCCTTTTAATGCACCATTTCTTATCTGGTCCATTTTGCTGGCCATTTCTGGATTTTTTATTGGCGCTTGTGGTGATTGAATTGGCTTTAGCGGAACAGGTATTCCCATCTTCTCAAACCTTTCAAGCATTTCTTTTTTTGAACTTCCTTTATCACTCATAATCTTCTTTTATTATTGTAATGTCTTTAACTATCCAATCATAAATAGTTCTAATCTTATTATTTTGTATCAATTCTTCAAACTTTTCTATTTCATTTTCGTACATTTCAGCCTTTATAGTAAGTATATCGCCTATTCTGCCATATTTTCTGAATTTTATTTTATCATTAATGCTTTCGAACATTATTTCCTTAAATTCAATGTAACTCTGCTGTTCTAAATCTTGATACTTGACTGAGAAACCGTAAAATTCCTCGAATTCATTTATTGAGCCGTGATACGACAAATCTATTAATACCTCTTTAGTGTTCTTTCTGTTTGCTTTCATATAAATATATTTCTACTTTTTCTGTTATTTCATCCCACCAAGCATAGTATTTGGGATAAATATTATTTTCGTTTATAAAGAATTTTTTAATATCTTTTTCTGGATTTGTTTTTTTAAATTTACTGCTTAGTTTATTTATTTCTTTTTGGATTTCCTCATCATAAGTTTCTATTTCCAATAAATCATTTTTAGAGTTATTAAAATCATTTAATAACCATTTTTTTATCTCATAACCAAATTCTTTTTGGTTTTTTAATATTTCTTTTCTTGTGTGCATTGATATAACAATTTAAACAAAACAAACTAAAAGTAAAGTTTATTAATATTTATATTAAATGACTTATTTAAATAGTATGAATTTATCAGAATCGTACAAAAAAAGACTCAAATTTCTATCAGGATTAATTGAAGAATCTTCAAATAAAAATGAATATGAATATCAACTAAGAGATATTGGTGGAGATGTTTTTTATAAAAGAAAAAAAGGTGAAAAAAAATGGTTATTTACTGACGAAGTTGATTTTTATAAAAATTCAAAAAAAGGAAATATAGTAAAATGGGAAAAATCTGAAAAACCCAAAAAAAATGAGACTTCACAAAACTTAAATTATAAAAAAGATATTTTAAAAATATATAAATCTTATTACGAAAACCTATCTCCTTCTGATTTTAAAATAAAAATTGATGGCGATTCTATAATTATAAAAATAAAGTAATGTTTTTAAGTGAAGAATATAAAAATAGAATAGCAAAACTTTCTGGACTAATAGTGTGCGACAACTGTTATCACAGTTGGCAAAAGGAGAAAGGAGATGCTGACCCACATCTTTGTCATGTTTGTGGCTATGATTCTGAAAAAGAAAAGTTCAGAATTGAAGATTTAAAAAATTGGATGATAAAAAAATATGGTAAATTAGTAAATGAAAATATTGGTCCAGGCCCTAGTGATGTAGTCCCCATGTCTAACGTTTACATTGATATGTTTAATCAAAAGTTTAATTCAAAAGACTTTAGTTATGAATATGACCCAGAAAATGGAAAGTTCTATGGAGAGGAAGAATATGATTTAAAAAACCCAGTTTCATATTCAGATAATAATGATGAAATGTCTGACGAAAACGACTTAAACAAAGAGGAAATAAAGGATATAGATAAAAAATATAAAAAAATAAAGAAATCTATGAACTGGAAGGGCTTCCTTCGTTAATCCTTTTAATGAAATTGTCAAAATCTTCTTTTTTGTTGTTACATAAATTTATATTATCCTTAAATGGACAATAAATACAAGATTTTTTATTATTGCTAAGTTTTGCTTTATTGAAAACTTTTCTGATAAATATATCTCTTGTAACTTTTGCCAAATCTTCTAAGCATTCTTCAAGTTCTTTTTCGTCAGTTTCTATTTCAACATTTTGTAATTTTCCAAAGCCTGCATTATGATTGTTTTTTTCTTTAAACCTACTCAATATAACATATTTACATTCTATTTCTTCCAATGGTATTCCTTTTTGTTTGCTATAGAAATATTTATAAAATTTCATTTGAGTTAAAAGGACCTTGTCTTCTTTTTTATTTTCTATATCCCATTCATATGTTGAAGTTTTCCAGTCTATTATAATATATTTTTTTGTTTTCTTGTTCTTAAGAATTAAATCTATAAATCCAACAAAACAATAATTTTTATATAATTTCTCATTTATTGTATATTCTGCCCCTATATATATGTATTTTTTAGACAATTTTTCAGTAGGTATTAATTTTAATATCTCTTTTCCTTGTTCTAAAAATTCTTCTACATTATTGTAATCTGGGAGGCCTTTTAGTTTATTAAAACATTTTTGTCTAAAAATAAATTCAAACTCTTTTATTCTTTCTTCTTCATTAAATTCATGCTCAAAACTTTTTTGTAATACAGAATGAATTGCATCTCCAAAACATGAATTTATTGTTGGTATGCTTTCCTGAACATTTAATATACTTTCCAGTAAATATCTATGCCCACATTCTTTATATAAAGAATAATGAGAATAACTTATTTTAATTTTTTCTTTTTTATACATAATATAATATGCAAAAGTAGTGTTTTAAAAACAAAAAACAAAACTATTTATAAAAGATTAATAAACACTAAAATATGCTTAGAGAATTAATTAGAGAAACTCTTGAATGTGAATTAAACGAAATTATGATTCTTAAAGAATCAAGAGACATTATTAGTGAAGAATTGTGCTATCACCTAGATAACAATTTAAGCCTTTCAAATACAGCATTTAGATACGGTTCTGAAAAACATTTAGATTTAATAAATGAAATAAGAGAATTACACAATGACAATTTAATTGTTCTTTGTGAAGATGATGAAGAAATAGTAAAAACTGACGCTGGAGAGAGAGCTTTGTACGAAGGCAGAATGGTATCTTTAGATTTACCATTTGAAGAATATGAAGAAGATATTAATGAAGCAGAATATAAAGGAAAAAAAGTTCAATTAGGAAAACCTAAAAGAGGTGGTTCTAAGAAATTTTATGTTTATGTAAGAAATCCAAAAACAAAAAAAATAATGAAAGTGTCTTTTGGGGCAAAATCTGGCGGCGGCAATTTAGCTGTTAAACTTAGAGACCCAAAAGCTAGAAAGAGATTTGCTGATAGACATAATTGTGAACAAAAAAATGACAAAACAAAACCAGGATATTGGGCTTGTAGACTTCCTAGATATGCAAAGTCTTTAGGTTTGTCTGGTGGTGGAACATGGTGGTAAAATTATGGAAGAAAAAGAATATATAAGGTCAATTATAAGCGAACTTTTTAAGTCAACATACAATAGGGCTGCGGCAAAAGCTGTAGAAAATGGAGATGAAGAGTTGGCTATTAAATTTTTAACTCATTCAAATGAGATGGGAATAGAAGATGATGCATCAATAAATTCTATTTATTTTAATGTTGTTATTGATAAGCCTTATAAAGAAGATGTTGACGGAAATTTAGTTTATAGAACATTTTCAAACAATATTAATGAAAATGAACTTGTATGGCATAGAGACAAAGAAGATAGAATAATATTTCCTTTGCATGAAACTGATTGGAAATTTCAGTTTGATGATGAGTTGCCAATTGAAATTACGCCAGATAATCCAATTTTTATAGAATCTGAAAGATTTCATAGATTAATAAAAGGTTCTGATGAATTAGAGTTAGAAATTTATAAGACCAATTTAGAAGATGAAGAAAACATTCAAACTATAATTTCTGAAACTTTACAATTATTTTTAGAAAAAAGAGGAAAAAGCTCAAGAACAAAAAAGGGAAGGAAAGTTCCAGGAAAATATTTGACTGCTAAATCTGCAGAAAAAAGGTCTCAAATGAAAAAAGAAATTGATAAATTTGCTGACAAACATCATTCTGACCCTGAAGCATATACCAAACAATGGCAGGCTGATAAAGGCCAAAAAACAAAAGAAAGTGAAGCTACTAAGGCTTACAAAAAAATGTTTGGTGAAGATTTAGATTTTTCAAATCAATATAACGACTTGATGGAAGAATCAAGCTCTAAAAACAATAAAGGATTAAAAAACAAATCAAAAGCATCTGGTATACCTTATTATATTTTAAAACAAGTTTATAATAGAGGAATGGCAGCTTGGAGAACTGGACATAGGCCTGGTGTGGCTCAAAATCAATGGGCTATGGGTAGAGTTAATAGTTTTATTACTGGTTCTGGCGGTTCAAGAAAAGCTGATTCTGATTTATGGAAAAAAGCAAAGGCCTCAAAAGACAAAAAAAGAAAATCAAATAAAAAATAATGTTGTTATCAGAGTCTTATAAAAAAAGATTAAAAGAATTAGCAGGTTTAATTAATGAAGCTGATAATGACCCTTTTTCTGGCAGTTCAGAAAGAGAAGTTTTTAACATGGATTTAATGACTCAAGCAATCTTGCAAGGAAGAGAAGTTGGGATTTTATATAAAGGAGACAAAATGAAAGCTCCTTCTGGGAAATATAGGATAATTTATCCTGTTGCTATGGGTCTTTCTCATGCTGGGAATAGGGTTATTAGAGCGATTCATAAACTTGGTCAATCTGAATCAAAAGCTTTAGAAACTGGTATTCGTAGTGCTGAAGCAAAAAACGAATGGAGACTTTTTAAGGCTGACAATATAAAAGGAATGTGGTTTACTGGTAATTTTTTTGATTTTGTTCCTAGTGATTATAATGCCAACGACAAAGGAATGAGTTCTGTTGAGGTAAATTTCAATTCTACAAAAGCTAAGAAATATCAGCAAGAATTTATTAATAATCAAAAAGAAGAAGAGAGAAAAGCTAAAGTTACTAGGTTTGTTGAAAAAAATGAAAGAGACTTAGAGCAGCCTTATAAAAATCCAGAAACTAGAATTGGAGACAATGAAGAAAATGTGCCCCCAATCCCAGATAATGATTCTGAATTAGATTAATTTTGAACATCAAATACGGAAACTCCAGCATTTGGATTTTCCAATAACTGTTCTTCAGTTAATCCTTTTTTACTTTTTGATACTTGTATTATATTATCTACAAAGTCTTTAATTTCATTTTTATGAGTAATAATCCAAGTGTTTCTATATTTACCTCTTAAATAAGAAAAAACAGAATGCATTGCCATCGATAGGTCATCATCCAAAGAGCCAAAGCCTTCATCTATTATGCAAAGAGATGGTTTTGTTAATGAGCTCACAAAGTGCAAAGAATCTCTAATTGCAACACTTCCTATAAACTTTTGCGCCCCAGAACCCATAGACATTGGTAGAGCATCTTTTTCCATAGAATTAAAATAGAAAAACTCTTTAATATCTCCATTTGGTTTTATTGTTAATTCAATTTTAAAATCAACCAAATCCCTTAAGATTGAATTTATCTTTTGATTTATTAAAGGCAACTTTTTTCTAATTATTCTAGCTGGTATCCCATCTCTATGTACTGCTTGCAAATAGATTGCATACTTACCATAAGCCTCTTCTGCACTCTTTATGGAGTTAAGTTTTTCATTAAAGTTATCTATGTTGTTTTCGGAAACTTTTATAGAACTTTTTGAATCAGTTAATTTTTCATTTAATTGATTAAGTCTTAATTTACATCCTTTCTTTTCAAATTCATATCCTTTAATTTCTTCGTTTATTTTGTTGTTTTCAATTATAGAAGATTGATTTGAATCTATTATTTTTATTTCTTTATTTATTTTTTCTATTTCTGATTCATTTGAAATAACTTTTTTCCTGTTTCCTTCTAGTTTTATACTATTTGTTTCTACATTTAAATTATGTTTTTTTATCTCTTCTATACTATTAGAAATCTCAAGCTGTCTTTTAAGTTCTTCTATCAAAATCTTTTTTTCTTGTAAGACATTTTTTAGTGAGCCTAACTTTACTTCATTTTTGTCATAATTAGAATTATGAGTTTGCACATTTTTTGCTATAACCAAATTATCTTTCTCTAACTTTAATGCTTCTTCACCTCTTTTTATGTCATCTGTACATTTTTTTTCTAAATCTGGATTCGCTGCTTGCTCAACATTACCACAAGTAGGACATTTTTTTCCTTTTGAAATTAATAATTTATCTTTTAATGAAGTTATTGCATTTTCTATGTCGTTAATCTTTTTACTTATAGCTTCAACATCTTTCTCTTCTTTTTTAGGATTATCTTTAATCCACTTTTCTAAAGTTACATATTCGTTTTTATTTGAATCAAAAAGTAATCTTTCTGAAGATAGTTTTTTCTCTATTTCAGAGTAATTTAAACCGCCATTATCTGGGAGTTCTTTTTTAAAGTTTTTAGATAGCCATTCTTCAAGTTCACCTATTTCTTTGTTTAAGGTTGAATTGTTTTCTTCTAATACTTTTATTGCTTTTTGTGCACTTTCTTTATCTTTATAAGTGGTTCCTTCTACTTTTATTATTTTTTTTGTTAATTCTAAAATCCTACTTTCATTAATGTCTAGCTCTTTTTCTACTTCTATTTTTTCTTTTTGATAGGACTCTATTAAATCTTGATTTTCCTTTATTGATTTATTTTGCGATTCTATTTCTTCTTCTATATCTTTTGGATTTCCTAAAACTTTTTGTCTAGACTTAATATCGTTAAATATTTTTTTAGCATATTCATATCTGTCCCTAAAAATTTCAAGACCTAAATATTTATTTATTAAATCATTTTTAGGTTGTTGACTCATATCTAAAAAGTTTCCTTCTCCACCCTGCGCTTGAAGTACTGTCTTTGTAAAATCTTCAAAAGTACCTATAGATTCTACTATTATATTGCTTTTTTCCTTCTTTTCTGTAGCGGCTTTTTCTGAATCAACATTTTCCCACTTAATAATACCATCTTCTTTTTTTATTTCTTTTTTATATTCAACACCATAAGAAACATCACTTGTTCCATCTTTTTTCGTTTTAACTTTTATCGTTCTTTCGATATAATATCTTTGAGAGTCAATAGTCAAATATATTCTACCACCAGCAGTATCGCTTCCTGTATACATATTTACCAACTTATTAGATTCTCCATCTCCAAGTATTTTTCTATATGCTATCCAAATAAATGCTCTTATTAAATTAGTTTTCCCATTGAAGTTTTTACCAAAAATACCAGTTATACCATTTAGATTATTAAAGTCAAATTCAATTTGTTTATTTGGAAAGCTAAACAAGTTCCAAACGACTAACTTATCGAGAAACCATTTTTTCCCTTTTATTGAAGAATAGTTTAATTCTTTGTCTATATTTTTAGCCAACTCAATAACTTCTTCAACATTTTCATAGTCGCTACTTTCAACGAATTCTTTTAATAATTTTTCAAACTCTTCAGAATTAGAATAATCCGTTGAATCATCTATATCTAATCCATTAATTTCATCATTTTTGCCTATAAATTTACTATCAACACTTATTGTTTGACAGCCATATTTATTTTTTATTAACTTTTCTATTTGTCTTTCTTTTTCTAAAGAATAATCTTCTTCAAAACATTCCCAAACAACTTCAACTTTTGTCTTTTTTGGGTCATTTGACACTTTTAATTCTTCAATTCTTTCTTCTACTATTTCTCCTCTAGATATGTAAATTTTTGAAAACCCATAATCATTTTCAATAAATCTTCTCTCAAAAGAATTGTTTTTTAGATTCCAAGTTATATAACCTTTCTCTAAAGATTCTCCAAACCCTTGTTGAATCAAACTTCCAGGATAAGCAACATTGTCTACAGTTGAATTTTTTGTTTTAAAAAATTGATGTTCATGAATGTCTCCCAACATTACTATATCAAAATTATTAAAAGAAGACAAATTCATTAATCCTTCTCCTTTTAATTCATAACCGTTATCACCCCTACAACCATAAACTGGCCCATGATATAATGCTATATATTTTTTCTTTTGTTCTTTCTTTGATAAAGTTAATATTTCATCGTCCAAACAAGAATAAACACCATAAACTATATTCTCCTCTACTTCATAAAATCCACTATGTAAATAAAAATAAACTCCATGACCAACACCTTCATGTTTTGGCATTTCTTTAGCGTTTTTTTCAACAATATAACCATCGCTTATTAAATCAATTATTGGCTCTATAGAATTGCCTTGGTCAAGAGACTGTAAATTTAAATCATGATTACCTAATATAATGTCCACTGGTGCTATCTTAGATAATTCCTTTAAAAACCATCCAGCTAATTGAATTGCTTTTGGTGATAATGTAATTTTTATATGAAAAACATCACCAGTTATAGAAATTCTTCTTGGCTTAATTTCTTTTAAGTCATTTATAGTTCTTTGAAATACAGTTTTGTATTCATCGTGTCTACTTCCATATCTTATGTGTATATCAGAAAGTTGTGCTATAATATCATTATTTTTCATAAACTATTTTGCTTTTTTAGGTTTTCCCAATTTTCTTTTATCTTTTTTTCATCAACAACATCTTCATTTATCTTGTCAATATTTTGTTGAGCAAATTCTTTAAACAATTCTTGAAAATTTAAATTTCTGCAAATTTTTAACAATTCAATAGTAGAATTTTTGCCGTATTTTTTATTATATTCATCTATATCTCCCATAACTTCGACGAAATATACCTCTAAACCAAGAGAAGTTAGCTTATTATAAATAACTATACTATCATATAGAGCGTCTTCATCCAAACATAAAATTACTCTAGAATTATGTTCTATAAGCTTTTCTATTATAACACTTGCTGGCTCTTTGCCTAACATTGGAATTGCATTATACAAAGGAAACATATCAAATGCTCCTTCAACTAATACGACTGGTATATCGAAATTTATATTTTTTACATTAAAAATAATTTCTGTTCTTGCAACTTCTTCTTTTGGTGGACCTAAATAATTTGGTTTAAATGTATTATAGTAAGAGCGTCCTACGTAATAATTAATTTGCCCATAAGAATTATAAGAAGGTATAATTAATCTATACCTCATTTTTCCCTTATCTTCAGTATAGCCTATTCTGTATTTTTTTATAAGCTCTAAGCTTAACCCTCTTTCTAAAGTTGCATATTTTATTGCATCATTATAAAATTTTGTGTTTTCCCTCTTCCAAAGAGGCTTGTATTCAGCAGGAAGCGAACATGTAATCATGTCATTATAAAACTCGTCTTTCTTTTCTGTTTTATATGACTTTGTTGCTGGGAGGATTGTGTTAATTTTAAGAATATCATCTTGACTCCCATATTCGGAAATCAATTTATTGACATTTCCTTTGTATCTACACTTCCAACAATGAAATATATTATTTTTAGAGTTAAAAGCTAAATTATACTTGTCTACATCATTTCTGCAAACTTTACTTTTACAATTAAATTCATATTCGTTTAAGTCACCACTTTTTTTGGGACTTCCCAATATTTTATTTAATAAAAATAATATATTTTCTTTTTTATTATCCAAGGCTATATTTTATAGCTAGCAAATATAGCAAAAAAAAACTATTAATAAAATTATTTATTTAAATTTTGATTAGTTTTTTCTCTCATGTTTATATCACAAATTCCAACAACATAAGCATCGCTCATATCAAAATTTTCTTGAATTAATTTATGTGTAGACTTTGAATATTTCCAATTTATTTGTGGTTCTTTTTCAACAACTTTTTCCCAAACCAAATATTTTTTATTAGGTGCGCTTTGTGGAATTACTAAATCTGGAAACGCTGACTTTCTTGCTGTATTAACATTATAATATCTAGGTTCTGTTTTAAACTTTCTATAAAGATAGCCGCTAACCATAGCATTCATCATTGTTAATTTTTGTATTGTATCTGAATCAGAAAATTTTCCTTTAAATTTTTTCAAAGGTTCTTCTATTGATATATGTTTAATTTTATTTTCCCCCTCTTCTAAGCCAATAGCTTCAGATAATGTTTCTATATGCTTAACAAAATCATCTAACCTTTCAAATAAAGTTGTTTTTGGTTTAAATTTTATATATTCTAAATTACACAATTTATTTTCATTATTAAATAATGCTATTCCTATTACAGTTGTTGATATATCTAGTCCTAATGTCATATATTATTTTTTGTTAAAATATAAAATAATAAAAATAAAAGTAAATAAAAAATCCCACCAAAATTTGATGGGATTATTAAATGAAAACAAGATAATTTACATTTCAAGATTTATCTCAAAAGTAATTGCATTAACATAAGTTTTTAGAACTGGTTCGCTTAATTTAGCAAATGCTATAAGTTCTCCAAACGCATTATATAAACCTATTTCAGTTATATATATATCATCATAATTTGCTAATCCTTCTTCGCTATTTAATTGAGATATAGCTTTTTCTTTATCCCATGTTGGGTTGTTTGAAATAAAAAATTCTTGAGGTAAAGCTATACAGACAGATGTCATTTTGAAAGAAGTATCTAATTCTTTAAAGGATAATATTGAACCTTCAGAAGAAATGTCTGCTAAACTTTGTCCAGTAAAATAAATATTAGTTTTACTTCCAACATTAAAATCGTCAACATAAGCAGAACCAGATTGAGTAAATCCAGAATCCCAAGGTATGTTGTTTACTATTTGTGGATGCGTTATTACAATATAACCTTTATCTAATATTGCAAAACCGCAAGGAATATCATAATTATATCCGTCTCTATTGTCTGGATACCCAGCCGCCACAGAAACTGCATAATTTGGATTATTTCTTTGGTCTGTGTTATAAAAATCTTGAACTTCTATATAAGAAATTGCTCCAGGTCTATCATAATATTCACCAGTTGGGTTCCAAGAAGCATTATTTGAATTATCAACTGCGTCGCCCAATTCATTTCTTGTCTGTCCACTATATGGCTTATTTATGTCGTCAGAGAAAAGAAATACTATATTATCTCCAAGTAACATATTTGATTCTGATTTAAGAGGCTTAGTTGCAGTATATGTACTTGAAACTAATGTAACACCAGACAACTGTCCAAGTGTAGTGCTTCCAGAAACTGGAACTGTCATTGTTATAGTTCTACCATCTATAAATTCGCCATATTCTGACCCTGGTATTGGCACTATTACAATTTGGTCAACATTTAGTTGTTGTAATTCTGGGAATGTTTTTGACAAATCGCTAGTTGTTGGAAGTTTTGAAGACTTATAAGGTAAATTAAATGACATAAAATAATTACCTTTATTATTAGTCAAGTCACTTCTATCACATAGAGTATATTTTATTTCACTTTCTGAAATGCTCTTAATTCTTGCCGTTTCTCTCTGTAAAGCAACATACGAATCAACTTTTTTTGTAAATCTTGTATCTACAATCATCTTATTTTATTTTATCTTGTTAATAAATTATTGTCACCAGAAGAAGTAGAAATAGGCTGTACAATTCTTCTAGTATATTGAAATTTAAGTTCAAATTTTCCTACCTCACCAGCTCCTATTATGTCTTTTGAAGGATTTCCGTAAAATTGGAAATTTATTGTTTTACTTCTTGTAGAGCCAGTTGGATTTGTAACAACAACACCTTCTTTTGTTGTATTAATCCAATTTATTAAAGCTTGTCTTAAACCTTCATCAAAAACATCCATTACTTGCCAATCATTATATTCTACATCCTGATTTTGAGCATTTATAGCAGCCTCTAAAGGCGGCAAATCAACTGGTTTTGGACCAAGCCTTCCAGTTAAAGGTGTTTTACTAAAATCTGGCGATATTTGCCTTGATGGATATACGTTTTTCTTTGCCATTTTTTTTTAATTTTTTTATTATTTACTTCCTAATTCAGCATTGCTTATTTGAGATGCTATTTGTTTGTATGTTTTTAAAGATGTTGTTTTAACTGTAGCTCTTTCAAACTGTATAGTAACTTTATTGTGGTCATCTTCAATTGTTGGATAAAAAATTCTCATTCTATAACCAGGTCTAGTCGTTGTAGCTTCTCTTAGATTTATTACTAACTGATTATCTTTAACTACATTTTCACCAAAATTTTTAGGCATCAATTCATAAGTTGATTCTAAAGTTGGTTCATCATTTAGTAAAGTTATTAGCTCTTGAGTTATTACCGTTGGTATTTTACTTAAATCTTTATTTAAATCTATAACTATATTTTCTTGGCTTGTTATATATTCAAGAGTGTCATCACCAGTTCCTAATACTGATTCTGATGGAGAAACTAAACAATTTAAAGTTCTTCCTTTAGCGCCAGTTATATTATTTTCATTTTCACCAGATAAATCTGGAATTTCTCCTGATTGTAATCTATCAGGAAGTTTATAATTAATATCAGGGTCTCCAAGAGAAAATCTTTCAATTTTTAACCTATCTATCTTTGTTCCGTCTGACAATTCTACAAATCTAGGATTATTTTCATCTTGAAAAAGATATTTTCTGCCCATTTCTGTCAAATAAGCTCTAGCTGTAACTGTATCACCTGAAGTTATTGCTCCCATATTTTATTTTATTTATTTATATATAATTATTTTTAAAAATCAATTTGTAATTGGAAAGTTAAAAATCTTCCTTCATTTTTCTTGATTGGATATGTTGGTTTTCCTATTGCTACTAAATTTCCATCGCCATCTAAAACTCCAACTTCTGATATATAAGTGTTGTTATCTAAGTTTGAATCGAAAGATTCATTTAAAGATGAATTAAGAGAATCGTTTTGCGCAAAAGTTGTTATAACAGTTTTGTAAGTTACGGCCAAAATATCTGCTTTTACATTTCCAAAAAAGAAAGATTCGTTTCCAAAAGTTAATCCAGTAATACTAGAATCGTTATTGTCTGTAAATATATTGTCAAGAACATATGTTGTTCCACTATCATAATCTTCTTGTGAAACTATAAATTGATATGAATTTAATTTGCTAGGGTCTATAGTCAAATCAGTTGTATCACCAGTATAAATTCCATTACCAACAACATTAGAAATTAGCTTCCATTCATAAGAAGGAACATCAGATAGGCTAAATAATTCTCCAGCCGTTAAATCTGTTTGTTCAGAAACTAACAATTGAACTTTATTAGCATTCCAACCAGTTCCAGAATAGGCCGAAGTTGAATCCATATTTACACTGTTTCTTAAGTATGGAAAACCATTTGTTGGAAATGCTGCAGCCAAATATTGTGGATTTCCCTGGTCATCAGTTTCTCCATTTAATTTTTGAACATAACCACAATGTAATCCTTTTGGATATCCAAAAGTTGACCCAGAAGTATAAGTACTATCACTTTCTGTTATATATGTAACAAAATAAGTTTTCCCAGATTTTAAAAGACCTGTTGCTTCTGATGTGCTCAAAGGATATTTTGGTACACTAGAACTATTTATTTGTAATGCAGGTAATGTATAATTTCTATTTGATTTATAAGACATAACAGTTAACAACTCTGGGTCTGTTATAACTATTAGTTTTAGTTTATGATATACTCTACCTACAACTTTACTTGTACTTGTCGTACCATCTCTTAACTCTCTAAAAGTTGTTGAAGCCGCTGAATCTATTTGTGTAGTTCCATATATATCATAAAGAGTTACGCCATAAGACAGACCTTGACCATTATCTGCAGAAATATTATGCCACATTATATTTGGAATATCTATTCTGATAGTCTTTTCCAACAATTGTTCTGCATAAGTATTTCCTGTGAACTCATTTGTGTAATGTAGAATTCCTATTTTTGTATAATCATCAACAAAACCTAAATATTTTTTTGTTCCATTATATTGTATTGAACCATAAGATGTATAGCCACTAACTGATAATGGCGTACCTTCTACTGAACTAGTTCTTACTATATTCATGTTCCATAGCATAGGATTTACAGTAGATGCTGTACCATAATATGATTCTGGCCCATTGTAAGGATAAAAATATGTATTTATAACTTGAGATGTAGATTCGCCGCCAAAATCTGGTATTGGTCTATCTAATGATATTTCTCCAGTCATACCGCTTGTTGCCGTTGTTACTCTATACCATAATCCAACTGTAGGATTTCCAGACAATAAAATATCTCCTGAATATGTTTTACCACTATTTTGTATTGGCTCCCAAGGAATATAAACCAAATCTCCAGCATTTGGATAATAAGAACCTATTCCATTATCTAAAGTTATAACATTTCCTCCGTTTATTGATGAAGAACTATATGTTACTGAATTTACTCCTAAAATTTTTGTTACATCATAAGCAGTAGATGCTGTACTTATTGTTGTTCCAGTAAAAAACCCATAGCTTTCTGTTGCTCCAGTTGAAATTTGTTTTGCAGAAACAACTTGGTTACCAGCTAAAGGAAGCGGATTAGTTCCGTCAAAATTTGCAATTATAGAAGGTTGAGCTTCTGTTGGCGACAAAATTCTATTGTTAGATATACTATAGTTTTCATTTCTATCAATAGAATAATCTATTTCTCTATCTGAAAAGACAGCATTAACAAATCTTAGGTTACCAAGAGACAATTGTCTTCTACCAACATCAGTAAGTTTAATGTTTATAAAAGTTTTTGGTTCATTTAAAATATATCCCATTTTCTATTTACTCTTTTTAGGATTTTTTTATAATATAATAAAAAAAGTTTTAAAGTAAACTTTTGAATTATTTTTTATCCCTTAGAAATAAATATAAAATAAAAAAAAATAGAAATAATTTTATGTAAGTTTTTTTGCCTAAATATTTATCATTAAATAAAAGTATAAATGGAGCCAATAAATAGTGGAACAACTTTAGATATAAGACCTACTCCTGGTCAAGATATAAGATTTGCTGCAACTCAAGCGGATTCTGTTTTTACGTTTGGTAATTTTAGAATTGACAGAAGTGTTGATTCTGATTTTATTAATTCAGAAAATGCCTATTTATCTTACGGCCCTTATTCTACAATACAAAATTCTAATTCAAATAATTTTGATATTATTAAAATAATTAATACAAAAGAAAATGAATTAAATTTAAAATCTGAAGATGCAACAAGTTATGCTTATTTTGGTTCGTTTTATACTCAAGTTGCAAATGCAATTAATAAAATAGTAGATAACTTTCCTTATGCCTTTTTATCTAAATCAATAAATAGTGGAATTACAATATATGATTATTCTCACGATTTAGTACAAAACTTTTCAACATTTAAGGTAGCGTTTTCTTCAATAACAAATCAAGGTGAAATAATTTATGTATCTGGGAGGAGTGAACAATCTGAAGCTCAATTTGATTTATATAATGAAACAGATTCTTTCGAGATACAATTAAGTGGCAATTCACAAGATTTAACAACTGGTGACACCTTTTTTAATACAATACATAAAATAAGGAGTTACAATTATTCTTTAAATAATTATCTAGAATTTGAAGTTGAAGGCATTTTATTACCTGCAGAATCAACTACTGCTACAACTTTTAATTATCCTTTATATATAAGGCCATCAAGAGAAAGATATGGACAATACAAAAAAACTATATCAAGCTTAGAAAATCACCTTTTAAATGATGGTACTTTTTTGGTTCCAGACCCAGATACTGATACATTCGAAAGGATAAAATTTACTTGGCCTAGAAATATTGATGGATTTGCTCCAGATAGTTACGGTTCTGATTTTGAAGAATATGCTGAAGATTTATTAAACGCAGCAAGAAGCATTGATGAAGAGAAAACTAACATAATGGTTAGAACAATGCTCCCAGAAAATTTTATAGATTTAGATTCTGACGATAAAATATACAGAAAATTAACAACAGTATATGCTACAGAATTTGATAAAATAAAAAATTACATAGACGGTTTAGCTTATGCTCATTCTATTAGTTACGATGGCTCTGAAAGCGTTCCAAATAAATTTATTTCAAGATTAGCAAACTTACTTGGAGCAAAGTTACCAAACGCATTCACTTCTGAAAATGTATTAGATTATCTTTCTGGAGAATTCGATTCAGTAGGTAAGCCTTATGAAGAGTATAATTTAGAATTGTGGAGAAGAATAATGGTAAATTTAGTTTGGCTTTATAAAAAGAAAGGAACTAGAGATGCTATAAGTTTTATTTTTAAATTATTAGGAGCGCCAGAATGTTTATTTAATTTAGAAGAATTTGTTTATGATGTAAAAAGAAATATGGCATCAGAAGCTTTGGCGACTTTACCAAATGCTGAAATAGAAAATTTACCATCAGAAGATACTGGACCTACAATTACTTTTCAAGATATTCTTGGAGATGAAGACAGTGAAACTGGAGACGGTTACCCTGATGTAGAATTTGAGATTTTTCAAATAGGAGGCCCAGGAAGAGGTAATGGACAAGCTTTTATAGATGCTTTAGGAGCAGATTATGACCCAACTAAAAGAGTTGATAATATTAAATCTCATACTGGAGACACTAGAGCAATAGTAAACTCAAAAGAAGCTAATGTTGACCTTAGACCATCAAGAGCTATTGAATGCGATGTTATGGATTGGTATGAGTTGGGTTATGGATGGTGGAATTGGGGTACAACAAGTATTGCATTTAGTGCATTAACAGTTCCTTTTGAATGGCAAGTTGAAGACATAGATACTGTTGTGCCTGCTAATATGAGTGCCATGACAATACATCAATGGCTAGATTTTATATATACTTCTAATGTAAATCCTAGAAACAGAAAAACTGATGGTTGGCAGCAAGGTACAACAAATACTTATAGAGATTTGAAAAAAATCTATATAACTTATATGCTTTGGACCAACAATCAAGAGTCAAATAGATTAACATTTAGAAAATTAGAGAAATTTTTAGGTTTACTAGAGAGGAATTTTCAAGAATTTGTACCATTTTTAATACCAGCTACTACTATATTCAATAATTATGGAACAACTTATGGAAATCATGAATTTAATAGACATAGGTTTGTTTATAGACCTGGTATAAATGATGGGTCTGAGTTTCAAGTAGAACTTCCTCCAGTGTTTGAACCTACAATAAATTTAGTAAATTTTACAACTAGTTTATCCAATAATTATGACCCTGTAATAAATGCTACTAATTTTAGTGTGAATATTCCAGAAAATCCTCAATCAAATATTGACGTTTCAAATTTTGAGGTTATATTAAGTACAAATATATCACCTAATTCTAATTTGATTAATTCAAATACTAGTGTTTATGAAGAAACTACAAATGAAACTCCTTACATTCAACCTGTAAGTAACTTAACGCCAATAGTTTATCCAGAATAATTTATGAGTATAAATAAAGAAATAATAGCTAGAACTGTTGGAGAAAATGATGGTATATCTCAAGTTTTTATTCAAAATAATATACCATTTATAGGAGAGCAGCAAGTAGAGCCTACAATATTTAATGTTCCATTATATACTTTGGTTGGTGCTACAAAAAATTATTATGAACAAACTATAGATGGAGTTTCTGTAAATATCAATAATTTAAAAAATTTATATTACACATATACAGCAAACACTTCTTCATTTAGTGCAATAACAAGAGTTATATATGATGTTTATAGGGTTGATTTTGAAGACTATTCATATGTATTAAATAATTTAGATGAAGATGGTGATGAAATAATAACTGGCTCTGCGACTACTGCAAATAAAGAAACTATAAATAATTATTTAAATTCTCCTTTAGTTACTCTTTATGATACTGGTTCAACATTAACATTACCAACATACACATATACACTTCCAGAAATTGTAAAACCAATAGATGATTTTGCTCAACCTTTATTAGTAGATAAAAATCAATATTTTGTTGATACAAGATTTGAATTTATTCAACCTAGAGATAAAACTTTAGGTGCATATCAAACTATAAGTGCTGGTACTGTTGTTGACTTAACTTTGACTGGATTAACAACTAGCGCAAATACATTATCTGGTTTTAGTGTTGGAGACTTTTTATTAGAAACAAGTAAAGATAGTGATGTTATAAATAAAGGTAAATTTTCTGGACTTACTATTAATGGTAGATTGTTTACTTATTTTGTAGCTCCACAAAAGCCTAATATAGATGTAATAAATGATGCGCCAACTGTAATTGGTAGTTTAGATACATTTTCTCCAATATTCAGTTTTAATAATGTTTCTGATGGAGATTATTATAAACTTCAAGTTAGTTATGATTTGTCAGATGTAACTTTTACAGGTGGAACAATATTTAATATACCAAAACAAGAAGGAGACCCAGAATTTATAAGAACTTTCTCAACACCTTTATCACCAGATGCTTTCTTTATTTATAGAATAGGTAATACTAAAGAAATTATAAATGTTTTTGGCGTAAAACAAAATGTAACAACTTGGGGTAGAGCAGAACAGGCATTTACTGCAACTGATGGTATTTATGATGTGTCTGGTACTATATTCCAAGACCAATTATACGGAAGTCCAGTTTCTGGTGCTACAATTAAATTTATAGTTCTTAGTACGACTGCAGATGTTGAACTTGGAGTTGATGCTCCTTATGAAAACATAATACAAGGTGGTGTATTTGAGCCATTAGGTGGAGGTGCAGGAACTTCATTCTCAGCATTAACTGATTCTAATGGTAATTATACAGTTAACGATATTAAAGGAGGCCTTCTTGTTGTCGAAGTTTCGCATCCACTTTATGAAACTACTTATCATACAATTAATGTAGACCAAGACTTAACAGATGCAGACTTTACAATTATATTGAGATGGGGTAGCACAACTACAACATTTGGAGATGTAGGAGGTCAATTGTTTATATAATGTTTACATTTTTGACTTAAAATATAAATTATATTAAAATAATTAACAAAATAAAATAGAGATTAATATTTATTAAAAATAGAAAATTATGCCAGTTTATGAATTAATACTTAGTAGTGACACTATCGAACAAGGTAGAATAAAAATAAATGATGCTTTTTCAGCAACAACAGGATTGTGGTCTGGTGGTACAGGTTCTCAATCTTTAATTTCAAATAATGGTTCTGACATTTTTGCAAATGGAGATTATTCTCTTGCAGCAGGCTTTTCGGTGTCTGCATTAACTAATTATTCTCAGGCATTTGGTTTAACTACATTATCTGATGGTTTAGCTTCTTTTACGGAAGGATATTTAACTTATGCTTCAGGAGATTATTCACATGCTGAAGGGCAACAAACTGGTGCTATAGGTACAGCTTCACATGCTGAAGGACAATTGACAGTTGCTTCTGGAGATGCTTCACATGCTGAAGGTAGATTAAATACGGCATATGGTTCTTATTCACATGCTGAAGGGTTTGACAATGAGGCTATAGGGACAAGGTCTCATGCTGAAGGTAGACAAAATACTGCATATGGTGCTCAATCACATGCTGAAGGTCTTAACAATATAGCTTCTGGAACATCTTCACATGTTGAAGGTAGATTTAATACTGCAATAGGATTAGATTCTCACGCTCAAGGTTATAATAATATAGTTTATGGCAATCAATCTTTTGTAGGAGGAAGTAATAATATATCTTATGAACAAAATTCTTTTATATTAAGCAGTGAAAGTACTGGTGAAACAGAGTATAGCGCAATAATAGGTGGGCGTGAAAATAGAATTGATAATAAAAGCTTTCTTGGTCCGACTGATGGTGAAAGTATTTTAGGAGGAACTCTTAATGTTGCTGCAAATGGGTTTTCAAGCGTTATTGGTGGTGTTTCAAATGAAGCACTTTCTTATTCTACAGGAGTTTTTGTTGGCGCAAATAATAGATTAAATGGAGGCACATTTTTCGCTAATATTGATACTAGTTTTTCGGTAATATTAGGAGGAAGATATAATTTAATAAACGCAACTCCTCTTCTTGGTTCTTCAATCTATTCTGCTATATTGGGAGGTTATTTAAATGAAATAAAAGATAGTGATTATTCTGTAATTTTAGGAGGAAGAGACAACTATACAGATGGTTATGGTAATACTTTGTTGGCTGGTGCTGGTGCTCAATCAACTTCTGCTTATACTTTTACTATGGGCGCTACTCCAGGAGGACCTAACCCATCTAATAATACAATTATTTTTGAATTTACTGATGGCTCTGGGTATTGGGATGGAAATAGCAATTTAGGTCCTGCCGATTATGCTGAATATTTTGAGTGGAATGATGGAAATTTATTGAATGAGGATAGAGTTGGTTATTTTGTTTCTTTAATTAATGATAAAATTGAAATAGGAAATTCTTCTGTTGTTGGTGTTGTTTCTGCAAATCCTGCTATAGTTGGTGATTCTGCTTCATTAAAGTGGACTAACACTTTTGTTAAAGATGAGTGGGGAAGATTTATAAAAGATAAATATGATGTTTATAAGGTTGGAGAAAATAAATTAGAAATTTATGAAGATATAAATAGAAATGTTTATACAGAAATTCCAAGTCCAACAAATATTTTAGGAAATCTTTATAATGGAGATTTATCTGGTAAAACTTATTTAAGGACTGAATATATAAAAAGAGTAAATCCACTTTATGACCATACACAAAATTATACTCCAAGAAAAGACAGAAAAGAATGGTCTCCTATAGGTTTATTGGGCAAATTATATGTTAGAACATCTGAACAGATAATTGGTGATAAGGTTAGTGTTGACTCAAACGGTATGGCTATAAATGGAACAGATTATTATGTATTAGAAAATGCTAAAGCATATGACGGTAATTACGGAATAGTTAGAATTTTATTTAAATAATTAGATTTAGAAAATGTCACAAATAGACTTCAGAAATGGTAGAGGAGTTAATTTGGCTGACCCGAAATACGATAAAGATGCTGTAAATCTTAGAACGTTAAGAAATGAAATTTTACAAATATCTGGTGGTACTTCTGGAATAGCTGGGACGAGTGGCACTAGTGGTACTAGTGGTATTTCTGGTTCTTCTGGAACGAGTGGTATTTCTGGTTCTTCTGGAACGAGTGGCATTTCTGGTTCTTCTGGAACAAGTGGTATAAGTGGTTCTTCTGGAACAAGTGGTATAAGTGGTTCTTCTGGAACAAGTGGTATAAGTGGTTCTTCTGGAACAAGTGGTATAAGTGGTTC